AAGCTGTAATTACTGACATTGCAGGATCATAAGGAACATTTGTTACTCTACCATCATTAGTAGCGTTTTTCATTTCTACTGCGTAATATGCACCTTGTATTGCTGCTTCGAAAGAACACTCAAACTCTTGTTCATATCGATCTTCTCCCATTGTAAGCTTGGCTTCGTTAAGTTCTGCTTTGTCTAATATGTTAGTTTCTGACGCTTTATGCATTGCGGTAAACCAGTTTGGGTTGTCTTGTGCGTCATGCCACAATTCCCAAAATTCGTTCTTACCTTTGGGCGTACTAATAAATGTGCAACTACCATGTCTGTCTGCTATTGCAGGCCGCAACACTGTAGGCCAAGCTGAAGCAGGAAAGTCTGCCATTTCATCACAAACTATGCTGTCAAAATATAGACCACGCATAGCATTATAATTATCTGCACCATAGAGACGAAATCTGCTTCCATTGCTAAAATCAATCCTAAGTTCGCTGTTGTTAATTTTTCTGTCTGGAATATCTCTGGTGTATTCTAACGCATAATCCCAAGCTACAGCTTTTGCTTGTGAAAGATATGGAGCTATATAAGCCACCCTGACATCTTTCTTTTCGACAGAAAAACATGCTCTAATCAAATCATTGATTGCTGCTACTGTTTTCCCAAACCTTCGATGCGCAACTATAATAGCAAACCGTTCTGTTCTATTGTGGAAGTCATTTGCCTGTTTGCGCGGAATGTAATCAATCTCTATTACGTTTTCCATTTTAATCTTACTACATGCTCAAGACCACCATCTACTTCTGCTTTGACCTGCATAGGCAACACTTTACCCATGAGAGACATAAATGATTGTGGGTTTTCTATAGCCTGATGTTCTAGGTAAGAAACCATACCTTCTTTTTTTACTTCTTCTACAAATCTAGGATCAGCTTTATCAGGATCATCGTATCTAGCTAAGACAATATTTTGCCCTGCCCTATCTGCAGCCTCTAATATAGCATCTTTTAGTAGCCTTGGAACTTTATTACCTGTTCCTTTTTTTCTACCAGATCCTTCTATTTTAGATTTTTGTTCTTCTTTTGTACTCATATGTCCGTCCTTATAGGGTGCGTCTATATTCATATAATATAACCTAGTTTAATTACAAAAAAAAGCCCCCCGAAGCTTTATGGAAAAAAGGACTAGGACTTCGAAGGGCAGTTTAGGCGTATCTCAGGGAGGTTAAATACACGCCCTGATAGACATCTTATCATAATTTAATAATTATTGATAGCTGTCAACGCCTCTTTGTACGGTTGTAAGTCTGCCTCAGTGACTAACCCCTTGTTAAGAAGCCTTATTGCTTCAGATCCATTTATGTAGTGTTCATCTACTGGTTCTCCACGTTTAATTCTACCTGCATTTATTTTGTACGGATCAGGTTGATATTTATTATCACCAGTTAAATCACGAAACTCTGGACGCCTTGGCGCTATCTGTTTTGCTGCTTTGTGCATTTCTTTTATTGTAGGCCATGTTCTTGTTTCCAGATTACCAAGCACTGCTTCTTCAAAGTCGCTAAACCAATCCTTGTATCCCTTTGTAGGCGCTGTCTTGATAACTACATTTGTAAGTATCTCAGCTTCTTTCTTCATGCCCTCACTGTTGTTTGTGATTGCTCTAGGTGCATTTAAACGTCCTAACATTGATAGAAACATTTCTTTCAATTCTTCATTTCTCATTCATCATCTCCTGCAAAACTTTATCTTGAATGTTTACTGTTGCTAATTCTACTTCATTTGTCCATCGCTCTTGACGAAGCCATGTCCTAGCATGTGGAATAAATTTCATGTCCTGATTGCAAAAATGCTTAATGCTTTCTGCGTATGCTTTAATGCCATCAATAATAACATCTGGTTTAGCCTTACTTATAGCAGTCATAAACGATTGCTTTGCTGCCATCTTGTTTATCTTTCTTGGATAATAACTCCAAAATTCATCAAATAATTGATCTATATTATTAGGTTTATTTCCAAGGTTATTTATTACTAGGTTATTCATACGCAGATTTTGCGTATCCCCATGCGCAGATATTGCGCTACCCATACGCAGATTTTGCGCATCGTCTGAGTTCCAAGGAGTTCCAGTAAGTTCTAATATGTAACTATTAGTTGTTTTACCGCCTGTTTCCCTGTATTGTGCTTTTCTTTCTAATAAACCTGCTTGTTCTAAAGCAACTATATGTGTCTCTACAGATCGTCTTGACATCTCACATAAATTTGCAAGTCGGTTAATGCTTGGGAAACATTCGCCTGTTTCTCCGTTATGGTGGTCTGCAATCCAATATAATACTATTTTTGTCGCAGGCTTTAAATTAGTTTGCTTCATAGCTAGTGCTGTCATATAATGCGACATGAGGCATCCTTTCTTTCGGTCTTTGGTTGTTTCACTTCTCTTTAGACTGACCCTCTGCTTCGGTAGGGGGTCTTTTTATTTAATCATATTTAAAGTAATCTGACAAAGCTTTTACTGTCGTATATTTAACATCATCAAATTCTCCATCTCTAATTCTATATATAGTGTGACGCGATAAGCCTGTCTTACTGCATACATCTGCAGGGCGTTCATCTTTCAATAAAGCCTGCACATCTTGTAGTGTCAGCATTGTTTCCATATAAATTTTTTTCCTTATTTGTGTTATTAGGGTTGTGTCTACGATACATTTATGGTAAACGCAAGATACATTTTTGAAAAAAGGATAAAAAAATGTCAGAACAGAAAAGACCACCGCAAGTTACGCTAAAACTTTTTATAGCGGCTGCAATCAATAAATACACAATGACAGCGTTAGACAATGGTAAGCCTATGTTTCCTATTGATGCACACAAATTATTAGATAATGCGATTGACGATGCTTTTGAAGCATACGAAAAACATGGATCTGCAGCAGGTCTAAAGCCACCATACGGATTATTTAAGGAGAAGGAAGATGCCTAAACCATTACCAAAAAAATTATTAGAAACACTAAAGACAATAGACATGACGCAAGAAGAAGCCACATGGGACGTTCATGGCACACCTGTTCTATTACATAAAGCTTGTGAAAGAATTGCTGCCGTAAATAATATTGTATTCGATGCGCCAGTTATGATTGAAAGTGACGCAGGCAAAAAACACGCTGTCATGTGTGTTACTGGTCATATGGGAGACAGCACTGAATGGTCTATTGGCGAAGCCACACCTTACAACAACAAAAACAATTATCCCTACGCTATGGCAGAGAAACGTGCCAAAGACAGAGTAATATTAAAACTAATAGGATTGCATGGTCACGTTTACAGTCAAGCAGAAGCAGATGAATTAGAAGAGGCTATGCCAAAAAAAATAATGAACCTAGACACAGAAGCTAGGGTAGATGCTGCTATTACATTCTATGAAGATTGCAACACAGACAAATTTATAGCTAATGAAAAGCGGTATAAAAATTTATTAAACAGCGCAGACATAACAGAACCGCAATACAATGCTGTTGTCGAAGCGCATAACAAAAGAAAAGTGGAGTTAACAATATGAAAGTTATTACAATATTCGGGCGTCTTACCAAAGACTGTGAAGTTCGTCAGACGGACACAGGGAAGTTTGTTACCTTTTCTGTGGCGGTTAACGAAGGTTACAAAGAAAATCAAACAGCAATCTTCTTCGATGTAGCTTACAATCGTGAGGGCATTGCACCCTATCTAACAAAAGGCAAACAGGTCACAGTGCATGGTGATTTTAAAACTAGTGTATACAACGACAAGACCTACCTAAAAATACAAGCTTACAAAGTAGAATTAGGATCTACGATAGAGGGCGCACCAAAAACTGTCGCTGAAGTATCTGACCAAAACAACAGAATGGCAGAAGGTCAAACTGTTGAGGCAAAAGATTTCGATGACGAAATCCCATTCTAAAATCCAAGTCTACATCAGGGATGGGCAACTACTGCCTGTCTCTGAGCATGACAGTCAACAGCTACAGGAAGCAAAGCAGGGGCAAACTTACAACCTGCAAGCCACAGGAAAACGGTCAAACCCACATCACAGCTTGTATTGGGTGACATTGAGTAACGTGGTAAAAGCTACAGGGCGTTGGCCTACCGCAGAACATTTGCACAATGAATTAAAGTGGGCATGTGGTTACGTTAAGATGCGTTGGAATAGTTTAGCAAGCGCACACATGAGAATGATCGACAGCATCAACTTCGATGAAATGGATCAAAAAGAATTTAACGAATATTTCGAAATGTCTATGGAAAAACTAGCAGAGGCTATAGGATATGACCCAATCGAAACCGATATACGAAAACAAAAATGACTATCTGGTAGAACAGAAGCTTGCCGATTTTTTGTGCGAAAAGTGGAAGTGTGAAATGTATCGCCAGAAAAAATTATCACAGTTTGATTTTATTGCCCACAAAGATGGAAAGCCTAGAGCATTGATCGAACTACGCAAACTAAACTG